CAACTCTTTGATTTGTTTAACCACTTCAGTATCCCGTTTAAATTTAATAGCCCATTGTTCTGGGTTTATGTAATCAAAAATCATTTTAACATGGTCTGGATTTAAAGTATCTAAGAAATGGGTACCGCTTTCACTTTGATACAGCATCCATGGACTAATTTTGCCAGTTGTAATAGCATAGCATATTTTGTTTGCATTTCCATATCTCAATAAATCACGCGGTTGGATATTTGCTTCTTTTGCTAGTTCAATAGTATACTCTATTCCACGATGTATTGCGTCAAACGGGTCTTCTTTACGAAGGTAATCTTGTAGGAAGGTTGTGTAATTTGAATCCGTACTCCAGTTATCTAACTTTATATTC